AGGGTGGTGAACTGCTCGGGTCCGTGGCTCGGGGCCGCGTCCCCCTGGGATCTGGTTGGCTCCTCCCCGGCCAGTATCTGGAGGGCCGCGGCAAACGTGGGGGACTTGCCCAGTCTCTTCGGGCCCTCGTCCCCGCACTGCCACCAAAGCCGGGAGGGCGGGCAGTCGATCCAGCAGCCAAACATGGGATCGTTGCTCATAGCACCTCCTTGATAAAGTCCACCACCCGGGCCGCAACATCCGGCCACCGGAAAGCTCTTTGAGCTCTCTTTGAAATCCTCTCGGGGTCCCTGTCCATTGAAATGGACAGGTCGATCTGCTCTCGGATATTGTCCGGGGCCCATTCCAGGGAGGTTATCCCAGAGGTAGGCCTTGTTGGCTGGTGAAGAATGAGACACCCGGCAGCCGCCGCCTCCACCCGGCCCAGCTCCAGCACCTTCGGAGTACAGTCCAGGAATATGTCCGCTCCTCGGTATGCCTTGCAAATTTCAACCCAGGGCAGATACCCGACCCCGGGCCCCGGGGTCCTCCACAGTCGTTCCTCAAACCCTAGTTGGAAATTCTGAGACCAAACGCGGATCCGGCCAATGGACACCAGCCGGCGGAGCTCTTCCACTGCCGCATCTTGGGCCGCGTCGGGCTCTCCATCTTTTACCAGCTTGTTCCATGCGTTGAATAGCACCACGGGCGGGCCATCCCCCCTCTTTTCTGGGTAACAGTACCCCGGGTCTACCCCCAGTCCGACGCGACAAAGAGGGCTCGGCCTGTGACATTGGCGGATACCCCGCCCCGGTCCGTCCGTCATCAAAAACAGGGGCGGAGCGCCAGCGGGCAAGGGCTCCTCCCGGAGTCGGTGAATCCCGGAAGCGGAAACAACCACTAAAGCGTCCACTCTGGGGACGGCGGGGAGGTCCCTGTCCCTGGATAATTCTGCATCAACCCCGGCATCCCGCAGGGCGCGGTGGAGGAAAAAGGACACAACACGGTTATATCCCCGAAGGTCCTCCACCCTCGCCCCCTTGGACAGGTTGCTGATTATGCCTATTTTCACACAGCCTCCAGCCGGGCCAGGGTGGCCCGCACAGGCTCTGACTCGTTGATAGCCTCGATCTGATCTTCCTTGAGGGCCCGCAGGTGGCGCTTGTCCTCCGCCAGGTGGCTGGGTAGCAGTAGCTGCTTTTCCCGGAGGTACCGCGGCCGGTCCTTCCGCACCACAACCCCCAACTGGGCGAAAGCGTTGCCGCGGATCTGGTGGTGGTCCCGGGCCTTGTAATCCAGGGCGTCCACGTGGGCCGGCAGGTCCAGCCGGCCGCACAACCAGTGGAAAGTGGAGCTCGGCCTGGTGATCAGGTCCTCAAAGGGGAGGGCCACCGCGGGGGCCCCCCGCTTCGCAACCCAGTCCAGGGCGTTGTTATAACAGGTGGTCCAGGTCTTTGCCGCGGCCTCCAGCTCCGCCGGGGTGGGCCGAATCTCCGCCAGCACCACATCCGCCTCTTTCACCCTTTGATGGTGGAGCCAGCTAACGCACCATGCCGCAGGTTCTCTGTAAACCACCAGGGCCTGGTCCGGCGCCCCCAGCCGTTCATAATTCTTCCACCACTTTTCGCTGGCCACCACCACGTCTACGCGGAACTGCCGGGCCCACTTCTCCCACCAGGGAAAAAAATCCACCTGGCAACGGCCGATAAACTCCGGCGTGATGTACTCGCAGTCCGGGCCGCACTGCCGGCAGTGCCAGTCCCCGTTTGTGTCGTCCAGCACCCAATGGGTCTCCCCTACGCCGGCCACCCCGGGGATGCCGTCAAGGATGCTGGTAACCACGGTGGAGCCGCAAAAGCTGGCCCCCAGGATGCCGATGGTTCTCACGCCAGCACCTCCGCGATCTGGTGGGTGTAGCCCGCGGCCATGGCCCGGGCGGACAGGTGGCGGCGGGCGAAAGCCTGGGCCGCGTCCACGTCGGAACCGTCCCGGATGAACCGCTCCACCGCTTCCGCGATTTCCCGCGGGGACGGCCCGCACAGGGTCCCCCGTCCGCCGGCCAGAATAAGCGGGAGGTCCCCCAGCGGGCACGCCACCACGGGGACTCCGGCGTGCATGGCCTCCACCACGGTCATGGGGAGACCTTCAAACACTGAGCACAGGAGCAAGCAGTCGAAGTCGGGGAAGGCCATTTCCGGCCCGGGCACCCGGCCGCACAGATCGAAGCGGTCTTCTACTCCGTAGCGGTGGGCCGCCTCCTGTAGAGATGTTCTCAGGGGCCCCCAGCCGTAGGAGCGGAGCCGGACTTGGCGCGGCAAGTATCGAAGGGCCGCCAGGGCCGCGGGGATGTTCTTCTCCGGCGAGTAGCGGCCCAGGGTGCCGACGGTGAACCCGGGGCCTGGCCTGGCGGTGGTCGCCCCCGTGGGCTCGATGCCGTTCCAGATCACGGGCACCCGCTCCACCTGTAAAACCATCTCCGCCAGCCGGGCCGCCGGCCCGGAAACCGCAACCACCGCCCCCTGCTTTATGCTGGGGGCTTCTCGGTGGAGCATTGAAACGGTGGGCGCCCCCGCGCTGTGGACCACATAAATGGAGCCGGGGATGGTCTTTCCGGCGGCGGCGAAAGGTGACAGGGAGTTTCCCCACCAGATCGTGGCTTCCACCCCTGCCAGGCTCGCCACGTCCCCCTCCATGTAACGCACCCCGGCCCGCCGCAGGCGGCCCACCAGGGGGTTGTCCCCCATCACCCGGGCCCCGGTGTTGAGCACCGCGCAGGAGTAGCCCAGCCGCTGGAGCTCCACTGCCAGGGTCACGGTCTGCACCTCTGCGCCGCCTTGCTCCATTCCGCAGGTGGCCAGGGCCACCTGCTCCCCCCTCCCGGGGAAGGCGTCCAGCACGGGGGGCGGCTCCTCCAGCCCGGGGAGGTCCAGACCGGCGGGTGGTTCGGGCATTACCCAGTCGGGGGCCGCCGCGGGGGGCGGCTTGGCCTTGCACAGGGGTGAGGGTAGGGACTGAATCCGGCGCCTCATGCTCTCCCCCCGTGGATGCGCTGGATCTGGGTGGCCTCGGCCTCGGCCCGGCTCCCCGGCTGGCCCTTGGTCTGCTGCTGCTGGCTGGCCCGGGTGGCGGCGTGGAGCTGCTGGAGCATGGCCACGTTCTTGGCGTCGTACATCTTGGGCTTGGCCTCGGGCTCCCCCAGCATGGTGGCGATCAGGTTCCCGCGGCGCCGCGAGTAGGTTTCACCAGCGGCCCGGCGGCCCGCCACCTCGGCCCGGATGATGTCCCGCACCTGGCCCAGGGCCTGCGGGTGAACCGCCTCCATGGCCTGCACCTGGTCCCGGTGGAGGTCTCCGCGGGTGAAGGATTCCAGCACGGTGGAGGGCTGCAGCACGGCCTTTACCTGACGCAGGTACCGCTCTTTCTGCTGGGTGGTGGGCTCCAGGTCCCGGCCCGTGGGGACTCGGGTGGTGGGCTTCGTGGCGGGGTTCTCCTTCTGGAGGTAGTCCACCGCGGTGGTGAGCTGCTTGACGATGGCGGCCGTGATCTGGTCCGGTACCTCCCGGGGCGTCTGCAAGCGGATCAGCGCCTCCAGCCCCCCGGAGTCCATGTGGGCTATTTCCTCCCCGGCTTCCTTCCAGTCTGCGTCCGTGAGCCGGTCCAGGGCCGCCACCTTGGCCGAAGGGATAACCTTGTTCATGGCGAGGTCACCCAGGTGAAGGAGCCGGTGTTTTGCTTCGTATCCCGCATAGGCGGCCACCGCGGCACCAGCCCCTCCCCCTACATACCCTTGGAGGGCGGCCCGGCCGCTCCCGGTGAGAACATGGCCCGTCAACTCGTCAACGGCCTGGCCCGCTCCGCTGGCCGCGGCCTCCGCCTGTTTCTTAACCGCCCCCACCCCGCGGGCCAGAGTTTCCCCCAACTCTCCCGGCACCTTTTCGGCCGCTTTCTTCCCCGCCGCGGCGATCACTTCCGGGGCCCGCTTCAGTGCGGCCTGGGCCCCCGCCTCCGCGGCCTCCCCCACCACGGGGACGTCCCGGATTACATCCCACGCTTTGCGGGCCCGGGTGACCCATGGCGTGGCCTTCCCCAGCACCCCGCCGGCCTTCCCCGCTCCAACCGAAGTGATTTTTTCAATCGACGGGCCAAGGATTTTTTTCACCGCGTCCAGGGCCCGGGGAGCAATCAGCGTCCCCACCACCCCGCCGGTAACCCCGGCATCCAGTCCCACCGCCACCCCGGCCGCCACCACCCGCGTGGCCACCCGGCCCAAAAGCTTGTTTTGCGCCCCCATCAGTCCTTCGGACGTCTTGGCGAGCTGCTGCTCCAGCCCCTCCAGCTTTTTAGAGATACTCGCCACGGGCGGGGCACCTTCGGGGACTGATGCCTTTACCGCCTCTATCTCGGATTGTAGCTTTGCCTTCTCCGCTCTAAAGTGGCGGATTTCCCCGATCCCCGCGTCAAACTTCTTGTGGATGGCCCGCCCCGCCATCTTCCCGCCGTAGGCCAGCACCCCCAGCCCGGCCCCCATCCCGGCGCCAGTGATCAGCCCGGACAAAAGCCGCTGTTGAGCCTGCTCCGGGGTGAGCTGTTCCAGGGCGATGTCTGAGACGGCATGACCCAGCCCGAACCCGGCCCCCACCATGGCCTCCCGGGCCACGGGCTCCACCAGCCGGGGCACCTGCTCCGCGGCCTTCCCTATCCTCCCGCCCCTTGCCACAAGCTTGGCTGTTCCTCTGGTGGCCAGCTTCCCCGCCCCTGCTCCAGCTCTCCCCGCGATTCCCGCCAGCCGGGCGCCCGGGGCCCCGGGGATGAGGAAAGAAGCAACCGATCCGCCAACATCTCCAGCCGTCGACCAGCCCGGATTTACATCCCGGTAGTTCTTGAGCGTTTCCGCGGCCACCAGGTTCCGGGCCAGCAGGGCGTCCGATGCGCCGAACGTGGCCCCCCGGGCCACCCCGGCCAGCGTGGATAGGGCCTGGCCCTTGGCGGAGCCGTAGTGCTTTTCCAGGTGGTGGGCCTTGTACTCTTCGTCCGTGGCGGGGCGGAGTCCGGCGGCGATGGCCTTGGCGGCCTCCGCCTCGGGGATGGCCTGCACCGCACCGGTCCAGGGGTGGGTAACGTAGGCCTTCCCCCCGTGGGTGAGCAGCTCCGGGGGCATCTAGTGACCCCCGCCCTTTTTGCCCATGGCCAGATCGAAAGCCCGGCGCGTCTTCATCGCGTGGGTGGCGTGGGGGCGGACATTGAACCCGGAATTGTGGAGGGAGGTCAAAAGCTCCTCTTCCATGGAATTCAGGGCGTGGGACATGTTGTTAATGCGGTATTTAACACCGTCCTCCGTGGTCCACTTCGTCCCCAGGGTCCCCTTGAGCATCTCCAGCATGGCGGCCTTGTCCACCCCCAGGGCCACCGCGATTTTATCAATCGTGAGTTTTCGGAGGTTCTCCACCGCGTCCGCGTCCCGGCCAGTCCAGGCGGTGGCCCCCGCCGGTAGCTTCAGCTTCTTGATCTCGTGCATAAGGTGGGCCATTCCTTTTCGCACCGTGTTGACTGAAGCAAGCTTTGACGAAGTCTGCTTATCGAGGGATTTCCCCGGGGCCCCCGCCTTCTTCTGCTGGGCCATTTGAGCCTGGAGTAGCTTAAACAACGGCACCCGCTGATTACTCCCGGAGCTGCTGGTGGTGGTGCGGGGCCTGGTGGCCTGCCAGGCGGCGTTTTTCTCCAGTAGCAGCCCCTTGGCAATCTTGGCCTTGGCCCCCATTGCCCGAGACTTAATGATCGGGTTGTTCGCCTCCTGGGTGATCTTCTCCAGCTTGAAGGCGAGCTGTTCTTTCAGCATGATGCGGGCCTGTGACTCGGCTTGGCGCATGTCCCCCAGCCGGCGGAAAAGTCCGGCCAGCACCCCCTGGACGTCCCGAAGGTCTCCGCGGCGCTTCAAGATGTTGTCTTTTTGAGCCTGGATATCCTGGTCGACCGCGCGATCCATCATTTCGATTACAACGTTTGGCCCGTCCCTCCCGGCGATGGCCTTCCCCAGTCCCGCCAGCGCAATGGCGATCCCATAGCCCACCCTCTGGCCCGTGGTTTTCTTGCTCCACCATGAGTCCGGGTCGACCTTCCGGCTGGCCAGGTCCGCGCGGATCTGGGCGGCCTCCCTGTCGTGCTCCGCGATGTCCGCCTCCACCTCCCCCTCCAGCACGTTGGCGGCCGTCTGCCGCTGGCGGAGGTTCGCCACATGCGCCTCGTAGGCGGCGGCGCTGGCGTCGGCCTTGGCCTGCTCGGCCTTGGCTTGCGCGTCGATGGCCCCCGCCTCGGCCTTGGCTGAGATATCCAGCCCCCGCTGGAGCCCCGGCATGTTGCCCACCGGGGCCACCGTCTGGCGGGTAAACGAGCTAGTCCCGCCCATGTTTACCATTTTGGTTAGGCTCTTGGGGTCCTTCAGCGCCGCGGCCAGCATGGGATTAAGCATTCCAGCACCCCCTCCACCTCCGCCTCCGCCTCCGGCCAGCAGCTCCAGCCCCCCGCCACCGCCAGCCGGGGCCGGTTTCCTGGTGGGTGGCGGTATGGTAAACGACGCGGCGGGCCGGTGAGCAGGGGTGAACCCCTGGCGCTGTCCGGTCACCAGGGCCCGCTCTCGCGGATCGGTTACGCCGGGCTGGTGGCTGAACTGGGCCGCCTTGGATGCGTCCGTCTTCTTCGGCCCGTACTTTTCGAATAGCTTCCGCTCCGCCCGTTCGGCTGCGGTTTCCGTGGGGTCGGGCCCGGCGGTGATGTAGGGTTTCGGGGGCATGGGATCACCTCACAGAAGCTTTCCGGCAAGGGCTCCACCGGTCTCCAGCATTCCGCCCCACAGCTTGTTGGCCGCCCCCAACTCCTGCTGGTAGGCGTCCTGCTCCATCTTGCTGCGGGCCAGCATGGCCTTTTCGTAGTCGATGAGGGCTTGCTGTCGGGCCGCCTTGTCGGTCAGGCCCATTTGGGTGTACTTGGCGGACAGCCCCTGCAGCCCCAGCGTGCTCTGGATGTCCTGGCCGCGGCCGGCCTGAACCGCTCCGAGATACGCTTGCTGCGCCCCCAGGCGCTCCCGGGCCGCGGCCGCGGCGCCAGCTCCAGCAGCGTCCCGGGCCGCGGCGGCCTGAGCGTACATGGAGGCTCGCTGGATGGCGGGCGAGTAGCCGGCCCGCTGGGCCCCGGCGGCCTGGGCTGCGATCTTTCGCGTGGCCTGGCCCAGGGAGTAGTCCGCCCCCTGGCGGGCCGCGCTCCGCTCCCCCGTCGCGTGTTGTGCCAGCAGGGAAAGCCCCCCGGCCTGCTTCTGGCGGAGGTCGGAACCCGGGGCCAGCCCGGCCACCTTGTCCCCCGCCTTCGCGGCCCACGTTTCCGGGCCGGCCTTCATCTGGTAGGCGCCTTTGCTCGGGCTGTAAATCCCGGGTTTGTCCATTCCCCAGGTCAATGGGTTGTACCATGCCATGGTTTCTCCTTATGGCGCCTCGAGGCGCCGCACTTCTCCGATGCGTGCGTGTCCGGTCTTGAGCCCCACCAGGGCCGCCACCGCGGTTATGCTGTAGCTCGGGCAGTTGTCCCCGCCGGCCTGGCTGGCGTCGTAAATCTGGAAGCGGAAAGCTGTACACTTCTGATACCCAGCGGGGGGGCTCACCTCCAAAATCATGGCCTGGTCCAGGTAGCCCGCGGCCTCTCCGTCCCCCAGGTAGCTGTCCACGTCAAACGCGGTGAGGGTGGACAGGTCCAGCTCTTGCTCTCCGTGCCAGTGGGGATCAAGGTCGAATTGCCAAAGAAACTTGAGCGTGGCCGCGGTCAAGTTCTGGCCGATGACCAGCACCCGGTAAAGCCGTTTGCAGCCCCCCAGCTTCGCTAGAGATATCCAGCCGGACTCCAGCTTTAGCGCCACCGCGGCCGCGCTGTCCCGGTAGGTGGTGCGGTCCTGCACCCGGGCGGTCCCGGCGGACCACCCCGCGTTGTTGTTCACCACCACCAGGTTACCGGAGTCGTCCACGGTGGCGTCCTGGGCGTCGAAGGTGGTCCAGGTACACCAGCGGTCGCGCAAAAAGTTGTAGACCAGAGCGCCGCCGGCCTCGGTGGTGAAAACCACGGTCTGCTGGTCCGGGAGCATCACGGCCCGCGTGATCGTTTCGTTGTCGGTGTGGTACTGGACGGGCTCCCCGATGGGGGATACCCGCAGGGTCTTGTCCAGCAGGTACAGCCCCCGCTCTGATAGGAACATGAGCCCCGTGGGGATCGCCACCACGGTGGCCTGGTCAGTGCAGCCGATGGCCTCCGAGATGATCTGCGGGTCCGTGTAGTCCCGGTAAAAGCTCGTCTGCCCCCCGGTGAACGACAGCCCGTTCCCCGCCACCGCATAGATCATGCTGTTTTTGAAGATGATCAGCCGGTCCATGAGGCTGGCCAGGGCGGTAACCCGGCCACCAGCCGCGGGGACGCTGATTGTCAGGGCGTCGTTGTGCTCAACGTGGACCGAATCGAGAAAGGGCTTGGAGTAGTAGAGCAGCTCCGCCTCCAGTTCCCTGTCCGCGACCACCTGCCGGCTCTGGTGGAGGCACGTAACCCGGTAGCTCGGGGGCTGGGTGTTCTCCAACGTGTTGTCGTCGGTGTACAGCGTCGGGCCTGTGTTTATGGAGCTGTCGGGGAGGTCGTCCACGTATCCGATGGAATCCACGGTGGCGTCGTTCTTCTGCTCCTTGCCCACCAGCCGGTAGAAATCCGGGCCGTCCGCCTCGGTCCGATAGGTGGCGAGGATCACCCCGGGCTTCAGTGTCGGGCACAAGCTGTAGACGGTCACGTTTACGGTGTCGGGCGCCCCCAGGGTCAAGGTCTTGTAGGTGGGCAGGCTCTGTAGAAGGTTTCCGTTCGCGTCGGTCCACTCCCAAACCACCGCCCACTGGTAGGTCCCCGCCCCCAGGGCGGTCCCCACCCCCCGGGCCGCCACCCCGATGGACGGCGGAACCAGGAAATCCTGTTCCACGATGTCCCGGCCGTCGGTGTACATGGGGCACCCGTTGGGGAGGATCGTCCCCTGGTGGATTTCTACCGGGGTAACCGCTTCAAGGTCCTCGGACACGTCGATGGCCACGGCTTCCATGTGGCCCAGGGAGTTCAAGATCTTGTGGGCAGGGAACCGCCAGCCGGTGGCGGTGGCGTAGCTGTTCTGCACGATGGGGTAGTTATGCGTCCCCCCGCCGAAAATGCCAGCGGCGAGCCCCGTGGCTTGCTCCTGGCACTTCTCCTCCAAGCACTTGGCGGCCGGGGCGGCGGAGCCCCCCTGGAGCACCAGATACCGGGAGGTCGTTTCCGCCAGCTCAATGTCAGTTGCCACGGGGACGTAATGCTCTCCGTCCAAGTCCCCAAAGGGTTTGGCCACCATGAGGGCCTTTCGCATCACGCGGGCCGCGGCGGTGGTTACTGACAGGGCGCCAGCTGCTCCGGTGATTTCCGCGCTCCAGAGTTCCTCCGAGCTGGCGGCGCCGCCAGCGGCTGTTCTCTGGTTCCAGTAGATTTCGCAAACGTCCGTTTCTTTCATCACGGCGGACAGGCGCGTTATTTCCCAACTAGCCTTGGCCAGGGAAAAAACCTGGACGAAGGAAAAAATGGTGATCATTCCGTTGTCCACCACCTCCGCCGTGAGCACATAATTAGAACCGTCGTCCTCCAGAATGAGGGCCAAAAATAAATCGCTGTCCCACTGGATCGTCTGCTCTAGGACTGGGGTCCCGGATGTGGAGTGCCACCAGTAGGAGAAAGATCCCTGGTTAAACAGCCCGAAGACGTTCCGGCCCCCGCCATAGGGGGACGGGTAGGACACCACCACATGATCGTTACCTGGTCCACCGTAGGCGGCGGCGTCCAGATAAACGCTTGACGCGTCCGGTAGTCCTGTCCATGGGTCAGGAGCGGGGGCCCAGTCGTAGTCCGCCGCAATGGAGCCGGTGAGGGCATCAATCTCGGCGCCGCGGATCCGGTTGGTGCTGGCCACGTAAAAATAGTACAGCTTGCCGTTGCTCTCCACGATCTTGACCATTCGGTTTCCGGCGCCGCTGCCGGCGGTCAGGTCCGTTTCGTCCAGCAGCACCCCGGAGTACCGGTGAAAGGTCTTGATGTGGAGGTAATAGGGCGCCCCCTGGGTGTACAGGTAGCCCAGCGCCAGCACGTTCCCGGCCTCGGCCACGGGGTGCCAAAGGGTCATTCCGATCCCGCTGACGTGGAAGTCGCTTTTGATGGGCTCCACCGCGATGTCCAGCAGGGCCATGTCCCCGATGGTGGAAAAGCCCCCCGCGGTGGCGGTGGCTCCATTGTGCTTCCGGCAGCTCGTCCCGTACAACAGGGGCCGGCCGTTGATCGTGGTAATCCGGGCCCCGTCGTAGCCGTTTGTTAGAGATGTGCTGCCGTACCGCTTTTCAATGGAGCTCTCCCGCTCCATGCGGGCGTTTTCCAGCTTCAGCAGGGCCTGGTCCTGGGCCTTGGGGTCTTTCCCTGTGTCCAGACCAACGTTTCCCACCATGAGAGGGATCAATGCTCTGTCCAGGGCCACTACATCACCCCCCATTCTGTGGCGGACAGAACCACGCAAATGGCCCGCCCCCACGCCAGGGATAAAGTGGTGGAGGCTGCACCGTCGATGGTTACCCCGGCGGGGGTTCGGATTGTGATCGTGTAGGCGTTTCCGCTTTTGTTGTACACGGTCACCGGCCGGCCGGCATCTCGGGTTTCTATGGCCGGGAGGGTGATGAGCTGTCCCGCGGCCGGAGGCACACATACCACCAGGTCTCCAAGCTTGGCCGCGTAGGTGGCCTTTTGGACAGGGGTGGGCGTGCCAAGGGGGCGGCCACTGCGGGCCCGCTGGCGGTCGTCTGCCTCCCTGGCGCTGTCCTGGAGCCGTTGGAGGGCGGGGCGGTCGAGTTGAACCCGGCCCATCAGTCATTCCACCAGGGCCAGGCTTCACCCGCCAACTCCGCCGACACGTCCCGGACTCGGGGTGGTTCGGCGTCGTCGCGGGTGCTGGCGCTGTTGTGGATGTCCGCGATCAAGGCTTTGCTCTCCAAGATCTCGGCCTGGACGTCTTCCTCTTGCTGGTTTTTGATGGCGATCACACACCAGACCACCGCCAACTCCTCGAACCCGGCGAACCCGTCCCACTGGTCTGAGGTCCCGGGCGTCACGTCGGTGAGCACGGGCGGGGCCGGAATGTAGGTCACGCGGACATCACCGCTCCACTGGGGATTGGGCGCCAGCCGGAGGTTGTTCCCCTGCACCCGGTAGCGCGTCCCCTTCTTGGTGGAGCTGTTCTGATAGCGATTTCGCTCCGCAAAGTTGTAGCGCAGCAGGGAGTACCAGTTGGTCCCGTCCTGCACGTCCACCCCCAGCACCCGCCAGAAATCGGCGGCCAGGGCATAGTCCGCCGTCCCGGCGACTACGCTCACGGTCTGCTCGTCGTAGTAGAAATCCTTGTTCACCTTCACCAGCAGGCGGTAAAGCCGGGCCAGTTGGGCGTTAATCAGGCGGTTTAGTTGGGCGTTCCCGATATATGCCTCCCGAACGTCGGCCCTTTCTCGGGCCGCCGTTCGGAGGGCGGGGAGGTCGGTTACTCGGGGCATGGGTCCTCCCCTCGGGGGTTACACGGGCAGGGTGTCCACCTCGATCTCCACGTACAGCGTACAGCTCTCGGGGCTGGTCGCCACAGGCGGAGATGCGCAGTCGTAAAAGGTCACGGTGAGCTGGGGGGAAACCCCGGAGCCGGTGGCCACGGTGTTGGCGGTCACCTGGTGCTTGTCGATCCCCGCGTCGGTGGCCTTTTCGATCTCGAAATTGAAGCCGTACACGCCGGGGTAGCTCTTGGCCAGGGTGAACACCAGCGTTCCGGTCCCCTTGGTCACGGCGGTGACCACCCCGCCGGGGAAGTCGAACGAGGAAACGGCCCCCGCCACCCCCAGGGTCACGGTCCCTTTGAGGGAGCGCAGCCCGGCGATGTTGTGTTCTTTGTTCCGGTTCATGGTTCTGCTCCTTTAGGGACCCCCGCCGGGCTGGCCCGGCGGGGGTTGTGGGGTTTAGCTCCAGTCGAACCGGCCGTTGGCCCCCGGCGCCTTGCACACCAGGTTGCCGCGGGAAACCAGCCGCATCTCCACGCCGTCCGCGCTCTCGCGGGTGCGGGTGCGGGCCCCGGACACGTCCGAGATCCACTTGACGGTTTGGCCCAGGGTCCACAGTTCCCACGTGTCGGTGGTCTGGACAAAGATCGTGTCCTCGAGGCAGCTGCGGTCGGGGATGCACTCCACGGTCCCGCCGGGCGTGTGAATCCGCACGGTGTCGAAGCCCACCTCGGCCACCTGCTGCTTGCCCTTGTTGATGGGAACAGTCACCTTGGAGTACTGGACCTTGGAGCCGAGCTCCGTGATCAGGTCGTCCAGGCGCTTGAAGGACATGTAAACACAGTCCGGGTTCCAGCCGCTGCGGCCGATGTAGGTGCAGAGCAGCCGGACGGCCTGCTCCGTGGTGTAGCCGGCATATGCACCGGCATCGGTGAAGCGCCAGCCGGAGAGCCTGACGGCGTCGTCGGCGCGGTCCTTGCCGAAGAAGGCGTCACCGCCGCCGGCCACGGGGGCCGTGGCGGGGTTCCAGCCGCCGAAGCCTACGATCATCTTCTTGTCGTTGGCGGCGGTGTAGTTGCTCTCGGTGAAAATGGCGTCGTTGTTGGCGATGCCGGAGATCGTGCTCACGTTGGCGGTGGTGTGAACCGTTCCGTTGGCCTCGTCCCGGCCGTCCACGGTGAGGGTGGCTCCGCCGTGGCGCAGGTTTTTGGAGCTGTCCTCGGCAAACACCAGCTTCTGGTCCAGGAAGAAGTTAACCACGTCCGCCGCGGTCACCAGGGTAAGGGTCTGGCTCGCACCGGGGGAGCTCACCTGGCCGATCTGGCCGCTGCCGTCCCCAAACATGGCCATGCCCAGGGCGTTGCGCAGAGATTGGATAGCGGTGTCCGCCTCGGTCTCGATGGCGGAAATCAGCGCCCCCTCGTCCCCCTCGCTGGATTCGATGGTCTCGTTATCCAGCTGCCTGATGCTGTACTGGCTGGCGCGGGTCACCGTGAAAGCGGCCCCCTGGGCCCCGGCCACGTTGGCCTGGGCCGCGGCAAAGCCGGCTCCACCACCAGCACCCGGCGCGAACAGCACGTCGAGGACCTTGTTACGGCCCTTGAAGTCCGTCCGCTTCTTGACGCGGGCCAGAGCGGGGTTGTCCTTGTAGATGAGGCTGAGAACCTTCTCATCAGAGTAGAGGGTCTTCAGCGCGTGATCGAAGTTGGTTAGCGAAAGCGATCCGAGCGACATAGCGATACCTCACGAGCGCCGCGGGTCGTGAGGTCTGCCGGCTCTAAAATGACAATGGGCCGGGCGCTATGCCTTTACGCTTCAGACCGAAGAGAATGCGGCGACTTGTTTTTGTGGGCCGTTTCAGCCCGTTTGTTTTCTTCCCTGTTTCAGGATTTCCAGCGCCGCTTGGCGCCGCTCCTCGTCGTCCATGTAGCGGGTCTCCGTCAACGGTTCCCGCTCCATGTCGTCGGAGCTGAGCGTGGCCTGTGGTGGAGTGCCGGGCTGGTTGGAAAGATTCTCTGCCGGCTTTGAGGGAAGCTGATCCGCCCCACCTTCGAGCATTGCTGAAATTCGCTTCTTGAACGATGGTACCCGAAGGAGAGATGAAAGGGAAGTGAAAACTTGTTCCGTGGCATCCTGCTCCACCTTCTTCAAGATCTGGCCGTAGTCCGGGGGGAGTTGCGTCCGCTGGTAGTGCTCCGCGGCCTGCTGGTAAACGTCGTGCAGAATCTGGGGGCTCTCCGATGCCAGGGCCCGCACCATGGCGAGGTTCTCCCCGCCGGCCTCGATGGTGGCTCCGATGCGGGCCAGCTCGGCCTGGCGCTGCTGCTGGTGGCCCTGCTCCATGAGCTGGTTTTGTAGAGACTCCACCTGCTGGGTCAACGTCTGGAGTTGATCCGGCTCCGCGGCCCCCGGCTCCCCCGACATCATGGACTCCGCCAGCGCCATGGGGTTTCCGCCCATGCGGGAAAAAGCCCCCGCGGGGTCCGTCTGCATCATTTCCCTGAGCTGGTTGAATTCCTCCACCTGCTGCTCCCGAACCCGGAGCTCGGCCTGGCGCTCCAGCAGCTCCCGGTCCCGCCGGGCCAACTCCGCCTCCCTTCCGTCCTCCTCGGGCGCCGCCGGTTGCTCCGGTTCGATCTCCGGCTCGGGGGCCGTGGCCTCCGGCTCCGCCGGGGGCGGGGCGTCCGGGGTGGGCTCCTGCTGGAACAGTCCGAACCCCCCGGCGGGGACTTCTCCCCCCAGGGTAGGCGCGGCGGTCTCGGCCGGGGCGGCCTCGGTGGTGGTCTCGGGCGTTGTCTCGTCTGCCATGGGTTACTCCAGGGGATCGGCCGGGGTGGCCAGGTCGATGGGCGCTTGCGCGTCCGGGATTGGGGTGGGCATGTCCACGGGGCCCGCGGGCATGTTGGCGGCGCCGATCTCCTCGGCCACGGCCAGCTCCTCCGGGCCCATCTCGGGGAGGGGCTCCTCTGGCGTCAAAAGTTCCATGGCCTGCTCGATCCAGTCCTGTAGAAGCTTTTGGCGCTCGGCCGGGGCTCCGTCGTTGCGGGCCCGGAGCAGGGCGGAGGTCACACGGGCCAGTCCCATCTCCAGGTCCATGAATGGCTCCGGGGCGGCGGCCTTCCCGTCCACCAGCATGTCCGAGATCTGGCGGTCGATGTCCTCCAGCGCCGCCGTTTCCAGGCTCGTGAATTGCTCCAGGTCGGGCATGTCCAGCAGGGCCAGGGCCTGGCCGCGCTCCACAAACCCGGCCTTGAGCATGTCCTCCACCGTGGCCATCCGGCCGGCCGGGGTGTGGGGTAGGTAGGAGCTCGGGAAACACTGCAACTCGTAGGCGTCCCGGTCCATGTCGATGTCCCCCCAAGAAATGTCCTCGAACCCACCTTTGACGATGTGCCTGGAGTTGTAGCCCCCCTCCAGCGCCGCGTCGAGCTGCTTGCAAGCGTCCACGGTCAGGTGGGATAGCTGGATAAAAAAGGCTTCCCATTCCTGGGCCAGCAGGGCATGGCGGCCGGTCTCGGTGTCCTGCAGGGTTCTTAGAGCGATTCCGCTCTCGATGCCGGCAGGCTTCATGCTGGCCGCGGACATCATGGAAACCCCGGTCCCCTCGAAAATCTTCTGATACAGGTTGTCCACCATGCGGAAAACCTCCCCGCTCACGCTCGGGGGCATCTCCGTGTGAGGCTTCATCTGGGCTCCACGTTGTACCTTCACCATGGTACCGGGGACGTTCTTCATGTCGGCCGGGTTGATGCTTCCCTCTTCGAAGAAGNTCACGGGGACGCTGTATAGGTGCATGGCCTCCTGGATTCGGCGTAGCAGCTTGTTGAGCTGTCCCTGCATGGGCTCCTGGTCCTCCACCAGCCCCTGGGGAAAGAACCCCAGCAGGGGGATTGCCCAGCGGAAGAAAGCAAAGGGGAACCGCTCCACGGTCCAGGGTTCGTCCAGCATGTCCGCACCGTCGACGCAGATCACGTGCCGTCCGTCTGTGGCGTCCGGCCCGCTGGGCAGGTGCCAGCTCTCCCCCGTTTCCACGATATCCGTGATTTCCAGGGCCCCGGGTTCCTTGGGCGTGTCGGACAGGGAGATTTTTCCCACGTTGTTGTAGATCGCCTTTTTGGACTTGGGGAACCGCTCCGCCAGCACCTCCGCCGGGTAGTAGCCCACCTGGAACATTGTCCGCGGTTCCGAGGTCTGACAGGCGGCCTCGTCCACGTCCAGCAGCCCGGGAAAAACTCGCTCGTAGCGAACCCGGCGGCGGACGGGATCTGGCCAGACCTTCATGGCCCCCAGTCCAACCACGCCGCCGTCATAAAACACCGGGGTGGAGCGCCGGTAAACGTCCCCGCGGTACCACTCCCCCTGGACGGCCTGGTCCAGCTTCTTGGCGATCTGCTTCATTCCCCACGCGTCCGGGCCGCTGGTGGAGGTCAGATGACGCGGCTTGATCTTCTGGCTCGCGATGCGGGCCGCCAGCGTGTGGACGCAGTTGGCCGCGGGGTTCATGTACAGCCGCTTTTCCCCGGACAGGATGTGGCTCGCCTTCTCCTTGCGGGACAGGGTGGTGGCCCCTGGCGTCCAGCCGTTTACGTCCCTGTTCATGAAAATGGACAAAAAGCGCCGCCACCTGTCGTGGCGCTCCCCGCGGTTCCGCTCCAGCCCCTCCAGGGTGGACCACAGCGAGTTGTGAACCTGGCCCTTGGGCTGCTGCCAGTAGTGCTTTTTAGAAATCATTCCAGGAGTCCTCCTTTTCGAGGTCCAGCAGCTCCTCCTCTAGTCGGATGAGCTCCTCTTCTTGGCGGTGGATCACTTCAGCCGCTGTAGCCGGCCCGGCGGGCTCCGCCTCCCCGCGCAAGTAATGGCGGCCGTGCTTGAAAGCCACCAGGGCCGCGTCTGAACAATCGTTCTGCTGGCCCGGCTGCTCCACCAGGGTTCCGTCCGGCCTGGTCAACCAGCACAGGTCCAGCATTTCCTCCGCGTGCGGGTTGGTCATGGGGTCCGGGTCCACCAGCCGAACCCGGCCCGCTACCAGCTCTGAGTTGTAAATTTGAATCCACTCGAACTTCTTGGCCTTCTCCGCGGGGATAATCGGGAAGTCGTACCGGCGGCGAAATTCCTCGAACAGCTGCTTGTGGGCCGCGTCCGCCACGATGGTGGTTTGGCCGCGGCCGTAGTAGTCCAGCAGCATGTTGACGTGGTCTGCTATCTCGGATAGCAAGGCATGTTTTAGCCGCTTGCTCTCCAGTTCCACAAAGTCCGGCTGGTTCGGCCGGTAGGCGTTCATGGACAGGGCGGTGGCGTCGTCCCACCCAAAGTCAATCCCCAGCACGTACCGGTCTGAAGGATGGCGCCCCCAGGGCCCCGGGTAGCCGTTCAGCTCCGGGTCAAACCTGTAAACGAGCTCGGATGCCTGCTGCACCCACGCTCCGAGGTAGTTCCTTAGAAACTTTGGGTCGGACTCCGGGTCTGGGTGCGTGTTTCTCCACTCATCGATCTCCGCTTGGTGCTGTTCCTTCATGTGCGGGTTGTCGAAGGTGGTCCAGCGGTGGACAGACCAGCGGGGGGCGGCCTGGTACTCGGTGCAAGCTTCCGGGCGCTCCCCGGAAAAGCTCTTGTGCCAGTCGAACCCCTTGGTGAGGGCGTAAAACAGCCCCCGCGGCAGGTGGCCCGGGATTGACATGAGGTAGCACGTACCCCGGAGGTCGGACAGGGCCGGGCGCAGCACGTCGTCCACCAGCTCCGTTAGGTCCACCCCGAAGAAGGCGGCCTCGTCAATGGCCACCCCGCGCAACTTCTGGCCGTACAGCCGGGCCGCCCACCGCGGGCGGTCCGCTCCGTAAAGCTGGATGGTTGAGCCGGTGGGGAGGGTGCAGCGTAGCTTGGCCTCCTGGAACCGAGCATTGAGGGAGTATTTCTGGTCGAGCTCCCGAAGGATGGGCCAGGCGATCCCCTCCGCGCTGCCGTGGGTGAGGGCGATGTAGCAGAACCTGGACATGGGGTTGGACAACCCCTGGTAAACCATGTCCACCAGTACCCCGGTGGTCTTCCCGGCCCGGCGCGTGGTCCAGATCACCTTCCAGCGGGCGGGGTCCTCCACCGCTCGGCGCTGTTTGGGGATCAGCCCGGCCAGAATGGAATGGCGCCGCCGGAGTTCCCGGACACGTGCCTCCAGCTCTTTACGGGGGGCGGGCACGGGTTACTTGCTCCCGGTCTCCTTCTTGGGCCGGCCCGGCTTCTTGGGGGGCTCCACGCCGTACCGGGCCACGTTGGCCCAGGGCGTGATCTCCACCTTGGCGGTTGCCCCGTCCGGGTCCTTTAGAACGGTTTTGATTCCGCCGTCTGTCAACTCCAGCAGCCGCCGGGGCGGCGCGTGGGTGGTGGTCCGCTGGGAGTCGCGCTCCCGAAACCAGATCAGAGATTTGCTCATGGGTGCACCAGATAGTGGTTGAGCCGGAGTCGCCAGCGGCCGGCGTGGTAGCGGGCGCTCCGGGTGTCGTGGGTGTAGTAAACGGGGGCCTTGCCCAGGTCTGGGAACAGGGTTTTTAAAAGGGTTCCCGCGGTCCCCCGGCGCCGCCAAATCCGGCGAACATAAACCATGTGGAGAACCTGTTTTCCGTCCTGCTGGACTTCCCCGCAGGCGTAGCCATGGCATTGGGCCGGGTGGCCTGTCTCGTAGGCGATGATGGGGGAGCAACGGGCCACCAGGGCTTCGATGATGCGTCGGTGTTCGTGGAAGTCTTGGCCGTCCATGGAGCGGAACGGGGCCACCCGGCGGATCTGCTTGCACCAGCTGTCGAACACCAGGGCCGCGTCCACCGCGGGGTGGTACGGGCGCAGTGATATCCGCCGGGGCCGGGTCGCGTGGATCAGTTCCTCTGTTTCCACGGCCCGGGCCTTTTCAATCGCCAGGGTGATCAATTGTCCCCCTGGGCCGCGGTTGCGTCCGCCGTCCACTTGGCCACCTCCTTCTCCAGGTCCTCCGTGGACATCTTAGAGATTTCGTCGGAGCTGGTGGTTTTCTCCGGCTCGGGGACGAAGGGCCGGGCCGCCTTGGCCAGCTTCCCCACCGCGTCGGCGCTCTGCCGGTAGTCCACGTTCCCAGGGGCCTGGGTCGAGCGGAGGGCGTGGAACCAGAGCAGCTTTGCCCAGTCGTCCATGGTTCCCTCCCCCAGCTTCAGGCTGGTGGGGCGGGGTTCACCGGCGATGGGTGGGGCCCCGGCCGCACGGTCCAGGCGGAGCTGGACAACCTTTTTGGCGGCCAGCGCCTCCTCCCGGGTCTGGAAATTCTCCTCTCGAAGTCGGCCTTTCTCCACGTACCGCAGGCGGTGGAGGTTCTTGTCCTTGCGGAGTCGGACGGAGATCACCCGGTCTTTGCCAATTCCGCTCATTTTCGATTTCCGGGCATGGGCCGCGGCCGCGTGAAGTCGAAAACCCAGGGGCGCTCCTCGGCCACCTGCTCCAGCCCCCCTAGGACCTTTAGAGATTTTTCCACCAGGTCCAGCGGGGCGTTGTGCTTCACCGCCAGGATGATGGGGCCGAACCCTTCCGCCACCATGTAGCGGCGCCAGAGATACGGGTCCATGCGGCGGATCCGGCGGAAAGCGGAGCTCGTAAACTGGGAGCCCCCGCCGCAGGCTACGCAACCGATGGTCAAGGCACCGCGGGCCCGGGCGGGGTGCTGGGGGACCTTGTTCTGGCGGGTGTAGCGGCGCACCATGAGGTCCGTCCAGCCGGACAGGGGCGCCGCGGTCCAAAGCTTGTGCGTCTTGTTGTAGCGGATCGGCCCGCTGGCCTTGTCGTACTTCCCCCGGATGGCGGCCTCTGAGTCACCCCGGAGCCCCGTGATCTGCACCGTGCNCCCCAGGGCCTTGGTCAGCTTCCGCCCGGGCTCGATCTTGAGCTTCAGACAACAGCCGGTGCAGTCCAGCCGGAAACCGAAGTCCGGGTGTTTCTTGTTCCACTTGGGGGCCTGCAGCTTCCCCANCATGGGGAACCCTGTCCGCTTCCACTGAACCTGTGGGGTGCGCTTGGGTTCTGCAACGTGGAACGGGGCGCCGTACCTGGCGCACTGTTCCTCCACCCAGCTGCGGGTCTCCGGCCAGTCCAGCCCGTTAGAGACATGCACCACGGGGGGCCGGTGCGGCGTTCGGGTGTAAATCAGGTCCAGTAGGGCCATGGAGTCCATTCCGCCGGAACACGCCAGCGCCGCCGGGCCGGCCTTGAATGCCGCGTCGATGAGCTGCAGGGCCCGCCTCATGCCTTCCGCTCCTCCACCCGGCCGTCCCTGTGGATCACGGTCACCGCCTCCCCCTCGTAGGGGAATCGGTTCAAAAACAGCTTGGCCCAGGGGCTCTCCCGGTAAACCATGNCCTCCACCGCCTCCGGTGGAAAAGCCTTCTTCAGCGCCGCGTCGAAGTCCTTCACCGTCAAGGGCCGGCAGGGAGCCATGGGGGGCGGGGCCGACGCCACTTGGGCGATCTTGACCAGCGGGGCCAGGGCCGCCCCTGCCACCGCGGCGCCTATNGATGCGAGAAATCCGCGGCGGTTCATGGCTTGCACTCCCCGCCGCGGTGGCTTGTCTGGGCGTGTTTCCCAGGTACGGGGACGCCACCCCCCGCCTTCGGTGCAGGGGTGGGATTCGAACCCACGGGGGCTGGCTTATGAGACCAGCTTGGAACCGCTCCTCCGCTGCAAAACATCATGACTTGGCACGGCCTGTGCTATTAGAGATTTTCTCCGGGGGGTCCATCGCCAGCACCCGGCAGAACAACTCCTCGATGGGGCTCTCCCCGGCCTCGTAGTAGCGGCGGAGCTCCGCCGCGGCCTCGGCCTGGTCCGGGTCCGCCAGCACCATGGTCTCCCCGCCCTTGCCGTTCGGCACCACCACCAGCAGGGCCGCGTTCAACTTCTCCGGCTCCGCCTCGGCCCGCCGGGTCAGCGCCGCCTCGATGCGGGCCACCATGCGGGCCACGGTGTTCGTGGCCTCCAAAAATTCATCCGTCTGGCGGATCTGGTCCGCCAACGCGTCCGCGGCGCCCGTGTCGCTGGTGGTGGATTCACCCGCGGCCCCCGCGGGAGACTCGTGGGGGGAGACTTCGGGGGCCAGCTCGTCCAGCCGGAGGGGTCCTACCGCCTCCGGCAGCTCAAGCTTGACTGAATCCACCACCAGGGACACGTCCCCGGTAAATTCCCCCTGCAGGTGGGGGTTGTTCGCGGCCAGATTGGCGGCCATCTCCTCCGCCTCGGGGAGGTCCACCACCCGGATGGGGTACTTTTGGCCGTCCGGCGCCACCACGGCCCGCCGCTTGATCACCAGCTGGTCCCCGTGGGCGTCCTGAAGCGCCTTCAGCCGCTGGTGACCGGCTACCAGGTGGCCCGTCCGCTTGTTCCAGGTCAGCCCGGACAGGTCCCCGAAGCGTTCCAGGCTGCTCTGGAGCCCCTCCAGGGCGGCCGGATCGATGTCCCGGGGGTTGTAGGGGGCGGGTGCGAGGTCTGATATGTTGCGGGGCGTCTTTGACATGGGCCAACCTGGGTGGGTTGGTATGTCAGGAACCCCACGAACCCGATAAATACCAGATTATCGCGTCAGATCGGGCAGATCAAGGGGGTAATCTTGCCCATGGGACTGGAAAAAGGCCGTTTCGTTGTGGAAGTGCGGGGGGGAATCCGTCGGGTAGGGGGGGGTCAACCGGGGGTCTCCCCTCCCCCCTCCCTGTCTCCCAATTTGACCAGCCCGGGCGCGTCTTCCACCTGCTGGCGGGCCGCCTCCCGGGCCTGTTTCTGCTTCGTCCTGGTGTTCTCCACCTGGTGACACTTCCGGCACAACCAAACCACGTTCAGCCGATGTTCTGGATCATATCCCTTGTGGTGGTGAGCTGTCACGGGCCAGCCGGAGCAGCTCTCACACCTCCGCCGCTTCAACTTCCCTGTCTTCAGGGCGTCCCGGACGGCATTCCAGGCGGCCCGCTTCCGCGGGTCCTCGTTCTCCCGTAGGTACTTCAGCCGCTTCGCTTCCCGCTCCTTCCTTGCCTTCACCAGCCAGGGGTTGTCCGGCATGGCCCGCCGACGGGCCGGCGCCGGCGCCTGTGGCCTCCCGGAACATTCCAGGCACCGCGAGCCCCGGCCCGTGGCGGTGGGCGCCTCGGGGAAGCTGGTGGCCTCTCGCAGGGTGCCGCAGAATGAGCACCGGAGCGGTCCCCCGGCGGTCCCCCGGTTTTTGTCGTCGGTGTAGGCCAACGGATTCTTTCGCCTTTTCGCTTGTCGGCGCGGGTTCGACTCCCGGCGCCTCCATTGTAACGTGTTGAGTGGCGGTGAGAGTCATGGGGAAATGGCGCTCCGCCGGCTGTAGGTGGTCCGCTCCTTCACCGTCCGGCGGCCGGCCACCACGTCCGCGGCCATGGTCTGCACCCTGTCATGGTCCACCGGCAGGTGGTCGCAGATCCAGCGGCAGGTACAGGGCAGATCTGACGGGCTAGCGAACCACATACGGGCCGCGGCCGCGTGCTCCCGGGTCTCCAGGTCTGCAAAGGCTTGCCGTAGCACGCTGGTCCAGAGCCGGATGAACCGCCCCCCGGCCGGCTGCCGGTCCCTCACGGCTTTTGGTAGTGGTTTTCTCATTCCCCCCGCTCCCTCCACTCCCGGGCCAGGTCCAGGAAATCGTCCAGATACAGGGTCACCGTGGGCCGCCGGTAGTTGACCTTGCACACGGCCACGGGCACCCGGCCCCCCGGACACGCTTCGGCCCCCTGCTCCAGCGCCGCCACCGGCCGGGCGTTCCGCTTCCGGGCCTTGCACTCAAGCCAGAATGGGTCCGCCAGCACATCCGGCTGTTTCTTCTCGGCGCCCGCCTGGAGCTGGGCGCGGCGCTTGGCGTCGAACCCGGCGGCCTGGAACAACTTCACCACCTGGCGCTCCCAGTCGGCGCCTTTTTCGCGTTGCATCATACCCATGGTCTACTTGTCCTCCTCTGAAACGGTGGTTTCGGTCATGGCCGGCAACATGCCGCACCGGCCGCGATCTCCTGGGGGATCAGCACGGCCGCACCTTCCAGACCACGCGGGCCGGCAGCCGCTCCGCCCACCCCGGCCAGCTCCCGTCCGCCCGTTGGGCCACCTCCACCACGGGCAAGGGCACCCGCCCCCGCATGATGTCCAACCAGGCGGAGTACTCGTCCTCCTTGCCTTCCATGTCCCTGGTGTGCTGGTACCGGGCCGCAGTAGCACGCCACACGCGGCGCACCGCGGACGGCCATTGCTTCACGTCGTCTGAGTAGGTCCGCCAGCGGGGGGGCTTGCTCGGCTCCGCAGTACCACCCGGGTCCTGCTCCAACTCCTCCACCAGCACGGCCCGGTGCTCCCGCAGCTCCGCCAGCAGGTCCAAAGTCATTCCACCAGCAGGGGGCTCATACCGCAGCTCCCCGGCCTCCAACCACAGCCGGACTCCCCGGCGGCGGAGCTGCTCGCGGGGGCTCATGAAAGCCCCCCCTCTGGCGAACCCGTCCGGGACGCGTCCTCAAAAAAGCGTCCTATCCGTCCTCTCCCCCCTTTAGGGGGGAGAGAGGTACGGGAAGTAGGACGTTTTGAGTCGGGACGTCCTCCCGGGCAGTACGAAGTGGTACTAATCACAAATCACCATCAAGTCCCGGAAGTTCAGCCGGACGCTCCCCTTGCGCTCCAACTCTTCGAAATATCTGTAAAATTTGTCCCGGTGCCAGCCAAGTTTTTTTGCTCCGGCGTACCGGGAAAGCGTCCCACTTTCATCTAGGACTAGTTGTAGGACGGCCTCCAAATCGTCCTGATTTAGCCGGGAGTCGTTTTCTGCCTCCAAGGACGGGTTTTGGGGCTCCAGAATGAAGCTGTTCAGACCTTCAATCGGGCCGTCCTCCACCACGAGCTGGAAGCCGGCCGGGGGCGGCCCGGGGGCGTCCCTGTGCTCCACTGAAATCCGGCGGATGGAGTCCGGGGTGTCTTCCAGCTTGGACAGCTTGATCAGCCCGTCGGACCATGCCCCCAGGGCGGAGCTACCCCGCAGCCCGTGGAAGCCGCTCTGGCCCTTGTGGCCCTTGTTTAGGTGGTGGGCTACGGCTACCACCAGCCCGGGTTGTACTGCGGTGAGCTCCCGGATGGAGTTGAGCACCGCTTGTACCTCGCCGGAGTCGTTTTCATCCAGGCCCAGGTGGGCGGAGATCAGGGGGTCCACGATCACCAGGGCGGGTTGCACCTGCTCCACCGTGGCCTTGAGCCGGGCCACCCCCAGGGAGCTGGCCATGTCCAGCCGGGCGTCCAGAAAGGGGATATCGGGGAGCACCTCAGCCGGGTCCAGCCCCCGCCCCCAGCACAGCCCCCACATTCTCCGAGATCGGGCCGCCCACCCGGACTCCGGGCTGTACACCAGGGTTTTTCCCAGGTGGGTGGGCTTGTATTCGTCAAGGAACGGTTGGCCGCTGGCGATGCAAATGGCCAGGTCGAAAAGGCACCAGCTCTTACCGGACTTCTCCTCCGCCCCCACGATTAAACACGCCTCCTCGGGGAGCAGCCCGTTGACCAGCCAGCGGGTGGGCTCGGGCGGGTAGTCCGCAAGGTTCCGCAGGGGGTAGGGTTCCACGGTGGTGGGCTCCGGCTCCGCGGCGAACACCTCCCGGCCGTCGTTGTCCAGGGGGACGTTGCGCAGGTAGGGGGCGGCGGCGGCGGCGTCCAGGGGGCGGCCGGCCTGCAGCTCGTCGTTGGCGTCCCCGGTCCCTTCTGGGGGCTTCCAGCGGCGGAGGTCGTAGCCTTGCAGGGTGGCGGCGATGCTCCGGGCGTATTTTTCCCCGGCCTTGTCCTGGTCTGTGGCGAGGATCACACGGGCCCCGGCGGGGATGCGCTTGGCGATCTCCTCCGTCCACCCCCCGGCGGTCACCCCCAGCACGGCCGGCGGCCAGACCGGCCCCATGGTGCTGGCCCAGGAGAGAAAATCCGGGAGACCTTCAGCAATCACCACCACGCGGCGCTCCCACCACCCCAGGTCCTCCCCCGCCAGCAACTGGCGGCCCAGCGGGCACGCCATCACCAGCCCCTTGGCGCTCCCCGGGCCCGCAGCGGGCCACAGCGCCTTGGGCAGCCCGTCGGGTAGGGCAGAGGTCACGGCCCGCGCGTGTAGGCTCTCCGGCGCCCCCGTGGCCCCCCAGCCGCGCACCACCAGCCGGTGATGGGCGGTCCAGGCGGTCCCCCGGATTTTTGACCAGCGGTAGGTCCGCGCGTCCTCGGGCAGGGCCCGGGCCAGGTCGAGCAGTTCCACCGCGGACGGGTCCAGCCCCCGCCCCTTGAGATATCCGGCCACCTCGGGGTCTGAGGTCACGGGCCGGCAGCTCTCCCAGGTCTTGCGGGTCTCGGCCTTGGGGGGGCGGGGGGCGGGCTTGTGCTGCTGCTGGGGGCGATCTGCGGGCGATTTACGGGCGGTCTGCGATTTACGGGCGGTCTGCGGGCGGTCCTCGAACCGTTTGGGGTTCTGCTGGCCCGCGGCCAGCCCGGACTTGATGCTGGTGGCGGCCTCCCGCTCCCCCAGCCCGGCGGCGGTGGCGGCGGCCCGGAGCTCGGAGCAGGCGGTTCCGTGGTCCAGCACCCCGGCGCCCACCAGCCGGCCCAGGGAGTAGGCGGCGCGGTTCAAGGTGTTGTTCCGCGATCCGCCGGTAGCCTTGGCCACCTCGGACAGGGCACCGTCGAGTACCGCGGAAACGTATTTGCTGCGGTCCCGGGCCACCATTTACCACCATATCCGGCATTTCGGGCAATGGTAGGTCGCGCGGGCCCGGAAATACCCCTCCAGCGTCCAGCGGTGGCGGTGGCGGATGTAGCACCATAGCCGGCGGAGCAAAGAAGTTGAATTCTGGGCAATTTTCCGCGATTCCTTCCACGTTTGTTCGTAGGTCATAGCAATAGCTCCTTTAGTGCGGTATTCCGGGCAACGGTTTTGTTGTTTTTGACGGCCCGGCGCAACCCCACCTTGTTCCCTACGAGGTACACCGCCCTTTTTCCCCGCGTGATAGCGGTATACAGCAGCGTCCTCGAAAGCATATAGCTCATACTGGAATGCACTATGGCGATAACGGCCGGGTATTCACTCCCCTGGGCCTTATGGATGGTGGTGGCGTAGCACAGCCGGAGGTCTGCCACGTCCGCCCCCTGGTAGTCGGTAAACCCGTCGCCGTAGTCCACGGTGATAACGGGGCCGCCGGGGACGATGATGTGGCGGATCTCCCCCACCTCTCCGTTCATGCGCTCCAGTTTGTAGTTGTTTCGGATGTGCATCACCCGGTCCCCCTGCCGGAACCCTTGCGCCTCTGTTTTGAGCCGGCCCGGCGGGTTTATGGCGGTCTGCAGGTGGGCGTTTAGCGCCTCCACCCCGGCCGGGGTGGACCGCTGCGGGGAGAGTACCTGTGCATCGCTGGGGTGGATGGCGTGGGCGGCCAGCAGGCGGTCCCGTAGCAGCTCCTCCACCACCTGGGGGATGTTCTCCGCCTCGGGGCAGTCGATCCAGAACATGTCCGCGGCCTCCTCGGGGAAGTCCGGCAGGTGGCCCGCCAGCACCGCCGCGGCGTTCTGACAAATGAGGCTCCCCTCCCCCTGGCGGTAAATCCGCTCCAGGCGGGTGGTGGGCACGGTCCCCGACCCAATGAGGTCCCGGAGCACGTTCCCCGGCCCCACGCTGGGCAGCTGGTCGGCGTCCCCCACCAGCACCACCCGGCACCCGGGCGCCACCGCCTCCAGCAGGGCCGCGGCCAGTTCCACGTCCACCATTGAGCTCTCGTCCACCACCAGCAGGTGGCAGTCCAGCGGGTTGTTGCGGTCCCTGGTGAACCCCTCGGTGAACGGGGAGTACTCCAGCAGGCGGTGGATGGTCTTGGCGGGGTAGTGGGTCTGCTCCTGCAGCCGGCGGGCCGCCTTCCCCGTGGGGGCGGCCAGCGCCACCTGGTCCATGGGGACGGCGGCCTGGCGGAGCAGCTCCTGGCAGACGGTGGTTTTTCCGGTCCCGGGCCCGCCGGTAATGATGGACAGGGGGTTGGCCAGGGCGGTGGAGATGGCCTGGGCTTGGATTGGGTCGAGGTTCATAGGCCCACGCGCTCCCTTCTCTCCGCGTCTCGCTCCTCGATGGCCTGCAGATCCTTTTTGGTCCATCCATGGGTGTGGCCCGGCTCCGCCCCCGCCGCGTGGCTGGCACGCTGGGCCAGGAACAGGAAACCAAAGGGCGAGAGGGCCCGGCCCACGTTCTCCAGCACCGTTTCCGGCTCCAGGCAATGGTCCAGGGTGGCCATGATCAACGCCGCGTGGTAGCTCCAGTCCTCCCGGAGGTCCTCCCCCATCATGGGGGCCCAGCCCACCAGCGGGTGGTCCACCCGCTCCGGCTCCGGGTCCAGCCCGATATACTCCCCGCCGTCTTCCACCACCAGCCGGGCCAGCACCGCGTCCAGCAGTCCAAACCTCTTCATGCTGGCGAGGAAGTAGCCGGCGCCAACGTCCAGCACCCGGGGGT